CCTGGTGTTCCTCGCGCCATACAAGTAGATGCAATAAACGAAATAGAAGAGGCAATTCGAGCTAATAAAAAGTTTATTATTCTTTGTGCCCCTACTGGTAGTGGAAAAAGTCATATTGCAGCATCTGTATCATTAAGTTGTAAAAGTCCTCCTAAACGTTTCATTGATATGGTGGATGATCAAACTATTTTTCAACGAGATGGACATAAAGGGTATATACATGATTCTAAAGCAGTGGCTGCTGGATATCATAGAGGCTGTGTATTAACGGTAACTAAAGCATTGCAGGATCAATATAAAGAATTATTTGGTGATAATGTAGCAATATTAAAAGGAAAAAACAATTATGAATGTATCATAGAGCCCACGTTAACATGTGATATGGCATTTTGTTCAACAGAAAAGCAAGAATGCGATTCAAAGGGCGGTTGTCCTTATTATAATGCACGAAATAAAGCTCTTATAAGTAAGTTTTCTGTAATGAATTATAGTATGGCATTACATTTACCTGATCACGTTATGCAAACTGAATTTTTAATTTGTGATGAGGCATCTGAATTAGAAGACGAATTAGTTGGTCATTTTTCAGTAGAAATAAACTATAAACAATTAATGACCGCCATGGGGGTTAATACTATAAATAAATTACTTAGTGAAGATCCTAAAGACGGAATGAAATGGCTCACTAAGTTAAATGAAGATCTTACATACATTGTAATTCAATTGGAGAAAGACGTATTACTTAAAAGAAATAAAAGAACGAAGAAATTTAATAAAGAATTAAAAAGATACAGATATCTTAATGAATTAAGCAATAAAATACGTTTATTATTAAGTAATTGGTTTAAATCACAGATAATAATAGAACATACAGGTGATGATGTTTCGTTTGTTCCGTTACATGTTAACAATTTAGCGCATATGTTATTTGACCGTGCCCGGCATGTAATTTTAATGGCAGCGGTGATTATAGATCCCGCGCATCTAGCAAAGCAATTAGGCATTGATGATTATGCTTATATAGAATTAGGAAGTGTATTTGATCATGAGAAATCTCCTATATATTGTAGCGCAGCAAAATATGATTTAGGATATAATAAAATAGATAAAAACTTACCTCATATAGCAAATCAAATAAAGAAAATAGTAGAACATTATAAAGATAGTAAAGGTGTAATACACACACATAATTTTAAAATTAATGAATATCTTAGACAATTTTTTAGAGGAGACCGAAGGTTTATATATAGAGAAGCGGGCATTAATAATGAAAAATTATTAGAAATTCATAAAAATCGAAAAGATCCTACAGTATTAGTGTCTCCAAGTTTAGCATATGGAACAGATTTACCAGATGAATTGGGAAGATTTCAAATAGTAGTAAAATTACCATATCCACCTTTAGGGTCAAAAAGGATTAAAACCTTGTTTGATAAAGACAAAGTATGGTATAAAAATAAAATGCTAACAACACTTATACAATCGTGTGGACGATGTACTAGACATTCAAATGATCATTCCGATACTTTTATATTAGATGGGCAAATATTAAGGGTATTAAAAGAAAATTGGATAAAATTGCCCAAGTTCTTTAAAGACAGAATACATTAATATTTGTTTACTGGACTAAATAATACTGAGAAAGTATTATAATATGCCACGTAAACAAACATTCCACTGGGAAGTAAGAAATATAATAGCTCAATTTGAAGACTTTTTAAACGAAATTGTTATAAAAAGATTTAATGCGAATAGAGAAGTACAAGATAAAATTAAAATTCCTTTATTATGGGGTCATAAACAACGAGTTCTTCATGATTTAATAAATAAACAAGAGCACATAACCTTACCCTTAATTGCTGTTTGTATGGGAGGAATTAAGCGCGATAAAGAAAGGGTTTTTAATAAGCATGAAGGACACTATGTTAATGCATTGGCGCCCGAAAAATATGCTTTTCATTTATTACAACCGGTTCCGGTAGATATAACATTTAAAGTATCTATTATGACTAGGTATCAGATAGATATGGATCAAATTATAACCAATTTTGTTCCATATACTGATCCATATGTAATAATTAGTTGGCCTTGGCCAGACCCTATTACAGGGAAAACCCTTGAAATTCGAAGCGCGGTTATGTGGAATGAGGATATTACTATGGAATATCCGGAAGAATTAGAAAAATCCACACCATTACGGTTTAATGCGGATACTTCTTTTACCGTTAAAGGATGGTTGTTTAAGAATTCCGAAAATATTGTTCGTCCTATTTATAGAATTGAACATAATTTTACCGCAGTTAAACATCTTTATGATAACTATCAATTAATGAAATCTATGGAACAGCCTGGTATAAATTCAGAAACCTTATATGTATCGGGTCGCCCCTTTATTCAATCAGTTGCCCCATATGCAATATCTGTAAACAGACCGGCAACAATAACTGTTATAGGTAGCATGATGGATTATGTGTCGAGTGTATATGTAAGCGGTACTGAGGGAATGTTTAATAATGTATCTGAATATTTTCCAGTATCTGGTATTAGTAGTACACTGGTAAGTGGATCATTTTTACCATTTTCTGGTATAATGATTCCGACAAGTTCATGGCGGGTTATGGATAGAACCGCATTACAATTTACTATACCCCCACCATTATCTACGGGCAAAATGGATATTATATTAACAAATGATGCGGGATATGGTCAATTAATAAAGGATACGAGCAGTATAGCCCCTACTATTACAAGCTTTAGATTTCCTTATGAAAACGGCATATCTGTCATTGACACCGCACCATAATAGGGTAAATAAATTTAGGAGTATTATATATGGCTGACGGATTAGGCCCAGATATGGGCAGAAGTACACAGGGTACAAATAGATTTATGAATAGTTTGTTATCAAAACTACCATATGCATATGGAGTTATTGATAATGCAAGAGAAAAAAATCCCAAATTTGACATATTTCATGATATATCTGAACGTAGGGAAAACAAGATACAAAGATTATCATTATTGCAAAAGCAAGATGATACATTTATGGGTGGTAATATATTGGATAAAGCATATCACCAATATATGTACGCGGACTTAGACGCAGATAAAATCCGTCGAATTCAAGATTATCGTAGAATGGCTGCATATGCTGAATTATCTGATGCAATTGATGAAATATGTGATGAATGTATTACAGAAAATAAACAAGGAGATATCGTTGAATTTACATTAAAAGGTCGATATGACAATAGTGTTCGTGAATCAATTAAAGACGAATGGCGCAATTTTATAAATATATTTGATTTACCAGATAAGGGTTGGGCACAATTTAGAAGATTCCTTATTGAAGGTGAGTTATTTTATGAAAATTTAGTTCATAGTAATCATAAAGATGCAGGTATAGTTGGTGTTGTTCCTATTCCAACAGAATTAATAAACCCCATATATGATACAGTTCAAAATCAGATAATTAAGGGTTATTTATTGCGTAAGCCAAAGTTAAATCCTAAAAGAACTGCGATGGCTAAAGAAACAGAAGAATTAATAACATTAGATGCCAATCAAGTCACATATATTCATTCAGGAATATGGAATGAAGATGCAACTATTCGTTTACCATACATTGAAAATTCACGTAGAGCATATAAACAATTAAGTTTAATTGAGGATAGTATTGTAATTTACAGATTAGTTCGCGCACCAGAAAGATTGGCTTTTTATATTGACGTAGGAAACGCTTCACCTCCTAAAGCTGAGGCTATTTTAAAAAGAGCAATGCAGTCATATAGTAGTAAACGTAGTTTTTCAAATGGTCGTGTTACAAATATATATGATCCACAAAGTACATTGGACAATTATTGGTTTGCAAAACGTTCTAGTAATGATGGTACAAAAGTAGAGTCGATACCAACTGGACAAAATTTAGGTCAGTTGGACGATTTAATGTATTTTCAAAAGAAATTATATAAATCATTGAAAGTTCCTCAAACCCGATTGGATCCAGCTGATACTTTTAAAGACGGAGCAGAAATTACGCGCGAAGAATTGCGTTTTTCTCGATTTATAATGAGAATTCAACGACAATTTGCTAATGGTCTTAAAAATACCTTTATTGCTCATTTAAAATTACGCGGTTTATGGGATAAATTAAAAATTAATGAATACGAAATACAAATAGAATTTGCAGCACCATCTAATTTCCAAGTTGTTCGTGATCAACAAGTTTGGGAATTGATGTGGAATAACTTTAATAATATGTCACAAAACGAAATGATGGCAAAAACTTATGGTCAACGTTATTTCTTAAAGATGGATGATGCACAAATTGCAGAGAATAGAGAATGGTTAAAACAAGATGCTGCATTAACTTGGGAATTGGATCAAATCAGAACACAAGGCCCTAATTGGAGAGATCAATTAGCTAATATGGATCAAGCATTGTCAGATATTGGTGATTCCGGTGGACCTTCGGGTGGTGGAAGTTCCAGTGCACTGCCTTCTGGAGACGGTCCTAAG